GTACAAAAAAGACGCCCCTTGCGCAGACGTCCTGGAGATGATATAATTCAGGTGTCTAAGTCTGATTTATATCTGGCCGGGAGACTGGCAAGAGAAAATCTATGTAAAGCCGTTCGGTACGCCAATACCGGGCGGTTTTGCATTCTATAATTTGATTATGCAGTGTGCTGCATTTCGGAACGCATTTTCTGGCTGATGCGATATTGCTCCGCATCGGGAACATCCACAAATTCTACTGTCTTATCGAAATTCTTTTTGATTACTTCCTTTATTTCATCTAATGTTACATTGAAAAATTCACGGCGTTGATTTACCATATTTAACTTTCTATCTTCAAATGCTCTATGTAAAGCTGCTTCTAGTGCAGGAGCATCATCCGAAAAAATCATGGCATGTACATCAAAATTAAATGGTACAGATGCATCGCCGAGTTCATCTACTCGATCCTGTGGATCCAGGCGGCGGGTCATACCAATTTTATAGATATCTTTACCAAAAGCACCGATATTGGAAATTATATACACGTAGCCAGCGCGCATGTTAGCCTGACGATAATCAATATCACAAAGTGCTTTGTCTATATCAGAAAGATGATTTTCAAGCTGTTCTTTCTTTTCCAAAAGATCTTTATCTTCTGGATTTTGTTCAAGCTGTAATTTTAATTTTTCATAGGCAGTTTGATAATGAGTTTGCTCTTTTTCAACTTTCTTTCGCTGTTCTTCGATTTCACGCTGGAGCTTAGCCTGTTCACGTTGTTCGGCTCTTGCCATTTTCTGTTCTTCTTTTTCTTGCTGTTTTTTCTCACGATATTCAAAAGCAAGACGAAGTTCTTTTACTTTGGCATCAAGATATTTTTGAGAGATAGAAATATTCATTACAGAGCCTAATTTTGTAATGGTCTCTGCAGATTTATAAATCCTGTCTAATGTCGCATCAAAATTATTATATTTTACGCGGTTAATTAGGTCATCACATTCAGTGTTAAATGCACGTAAGAGAAGTTTCTGAGTATCAGAAACCATCTTTTTGCCTTTGGCTTTGCTGTTATTAACTGTCCATTCTGTATTACCAAGAACAGCCTCCTTCTCTTTGATGAGATCTTTTTGGACTTGGCGAATTTTAGAGAGTTCTTCTTTGTAATCGAGGGCCGAAGCAAAATCATATTGCGGTGTATAAAGGCCAAATTCTTGGACAAGGATTTCATCATCCATACAAATTAGTTGCTTTTTCTTTTCAGCAATCTGCTTTTCAATGCTATTTAAATCGGTCTGCTTTTTAGCAACAGCCTTTTCAGCTTCGGCTTTCATTTCATCAAGATTTTTATGAGCAGAAGATTCTTCTTCATGGAGAGAATCCACTAAAAGCTGTAGTTTGTGCGCATCCTGCATTTCGGGTGTCAATAAGGATTGTGCATCAGCATAGCGTTTTGACAAATCTTGAACTTGAGCTATTGCTTTCTTTTCATATTTAGCTCTATTAATAAGTAGTACAATCCCAAGTAATACGGGGACACCATATACAAACCATGCAGCAAAAAGCACACAAATAAGAGGTGTACTAAGATACCACGGGGTTTTTAAGTTACATGTAAAAACTTCTGGAGATTTATTCATACTCATACCCTCGTTTCTTTTGTTTTTTAATATGTCATTGCTTTAATCTTAATTCTATAAGTTCTTTTGGATATCCTGTACACTGGCAGAACTGATCCTGAGTGTATCCGATATAATCTTGTAGCATATCATCTGATATTAAAAGGGAAGCAGCAAATAGATTTGCTTCTCTTTCTATTCCAGATGTAAGTAGTAACGTCTTATTTTTCAGAAAAGCGCAGTTCTCTTTTCTATGTAATAAAGCATGTCCTAATTCATGTGCTACAACAATCCGAAAGAGTGGGCTGTCAAAGGGAATATCCTCATTAACAAAAATCCAACGTTTTCTTTTTAAAAGTTTGTAGTTCCCAGAAATATTACCTAACGGTAATACTGCAATCTGGATTCCAGCGTATCGTGCAATGGTAATAGGATCCCGGCTGCCGGTTAGATGTTCATAGTACCTGATTAAACGACGAATCTTATGGTTTACAGTCTCCAAACGGCGTCACCTACTTTTTATTCTTATTTGGATTGTATTTAACTTTGTTTTCTTTCTTGGTTTCTCTGAGGGCATATTCAATGGCGTTCTGGAGTAGGTTCAGAGATGCATTGTCAATTTCAATACCATTGTAATATAGCGGGCCATCATCACCTTTCTGAATTTCTCCCATGATTCGGTCCAGATCTTTTGCAATGTCTCTTTCATCCCGTGATGTCAGTTCTGGGGCTTTTTCTTTTACCGGTTCAGTTGTATTACCCGTCATTAAATAGTCCAAAGATACGCCGAAGTAATCAGCAATTTTCTGGAGTTTATCTTGTTTGGGCGTGTATTTGCCTTGTTTCCAGTTGGTAAGGGTTGCGGTGGTAATTCCAGTTTCTTTAGCTACTCGATAGGCTGTAACGCCATATTTAGATAGTAGCTGTTCGAAAATCTCATACATTATAGTCCTTTCCGCCTGAATAGCTTAGAAAAATTAGCTAATAATATTGACAAGCTAAGATAACTATGCTATTGTATGAGTGTAGCTAAGAAAACTAAGCTACAAACAATGACATAGGCTTTGGTTTCTTAAATAACTTAGGTGGTACTTTGATTATATAAGAAACCTTAGCTAAAGTCAATATCTTTTAAAAAGGAGGTGCAGATTTTGTATAAAAAATATGCAGAGCTTCGGGATAAGAGAAATTTGACCGATTATAGAGTAGCGGCCGAAACAGGGATTTCAACGGCAACGCTTTCTAACTGGAAGAATGGGAATTATGTTCCAAAGTTCGATAAGCTTCTGCTTTTGGCGAAGTATTTTGATGTGCCGGTAGAGTATTTTGCGGAAGAAGAAAAGGGGTGAGAGAGGTGGTAATATCCGTAGGAAAAAACATACGATGTCAGATAGCAAAAAATCTGCTGTCCGGGCATAAGCAGATAGCAGATTCTGGAAATGTCAATGCTTTGATTGTACTAACAAAGTTTATTTTAAAACTTTCCAAGCAGTTCGATGATGAATTCTTTGAATTGCGGCCAGAAGAACAGGCTTGCAGCCCCGAAAGTCCACCAGATAAAGGTCAATAAGACATTGCATGCTTTAAACAACGTTTTTTCTTGGTTGAAGCCAAGATATGTGAGCAAGTGTCTAGGGACAAAAATAAGGGAGATAAGTAAAACAAGTACATTAACGGTTCTCATTTACCCATTGAGAAGCTGTTGGAGTAGGAGGTGAAAATAATGGTAAAAGCGTATGAACCATTATATACGGTAAAAGAAGCTGCAAAGGTTTTAAAAATCAATGTATCTGCCGTATATAGACTGATTAATACAAAGCAACTTGTAGGACTTCGTTTAGGATCTGTTAAAGTCCGTGGTAGTGATCTGGAACGCTTTTTAGAGCAGTATCCGGCGTTGAATCCAGAAGAAGCCAAAGAGGGTGAAATGGAGAGAGAGTAATGGCAAAGATCAAGAACTATGATGGCCAGACCGGCATGGAGCTGTCCTATGTGGCAGTGCAGGCAACCAGGCCTAAGAAGAAACCAGTGGACTGGATAAGGATTACTGAAATAGTTGTTGCAGGTGGTATCTGGGTGGTGGCCCTGATGATGCTTGGGGCTGCGTTGGCGCTCCAGGTGCTGTGACAGGTGGAAAGAAAAAGGACCCAGGCAGCTGCAACTGCGGAAGGTCCAGTAACAAAAATAAATCACACCCTCATTATACGGAGGGAGAAGGAGAATTGCAAGATGGCAAAGACAATAAAGATCACCAGCAGCAATGAAATTTCCGTTGTTGATGTGGATTTTGATGATTACAGGGCCATTCAGAAAGTTGTGGGTGGCATGTTTGAGACAGTAAAGACGCAGAGGATGTTTGACTACTTTGGTAAGCCAGTAATGATGCTGGTGGATGAAGAAGGCATCTTAAAGCAGCTTCCATTAAACAGGACAGGATCCCGCTTTTATGGGTATCCCATTGTAGGGGATTTTATCCTGGCAGTTCCAACGTATGAGGATATCGTGGCACCGGATGCAGAGGAACTTGCTGAATGGAAAGAGCGTCTGATCCGGGACCAGAACCTGAAGGAAGTGGGAGCATGAGCCGTCCACAGAAGTTTGGAGAAAGGGGAGAGGAACGGTGTCGGAAAGCATTAAATGCGAGATCCTGGAAAACTTTATCGAGTTTCCGGAGAGCCGTGGGTATCATCTGGAACTGAACCTGGTCAAATGGGGAGAAAACGAACCGAAGTATGACCTTCGCCGTTGGAATGAAGACCGTTCCAGGATGACCAAAGGCGCCACATTATCAAAAGAAGAACTGCTCATCTTAAGGGACGAGCTTTCAAAAATCACATTTTAGGAGGATTTGATCATGAATATTACAGTAACTTTTAATGACCTGGATGAAGTAAGAGCGTTTGCTGCAATGATCAGCGGACAGACTGCAGAGGATAAGGCACCGGATCCGGTGGTCTCACAGAACACTACAATGCCACAAACTGCACAGCAGCCAACTGTACCAGTTACCCATGCAGTACCTGTGGCGCCGGTCCAGCCGGTCACCCCAGTACAGTCTGCAGTTCCTACGGCTCCTGTGCAGCCAACTACAGCAGTGCCTACCCAGTCACCGGTTCCTGTGGCATCACCGGTTCCGACGGCACCGGTCCAGCCCGCTGTTCCGACCAGCGCCCATACCTATACACCGGACGAACTGGCAAAAGCAGCCATGCAGCTGATGGACTCCGGAAAGCAGAATGAGCTCCTGGCCCTGCTGCAGCAGTTTGGCACAAACTCAATCCGGGCTCTGCAGCCGTCCCAGTACGGAGCCTTTGCAACAGCCTTAAGAGGAATGGGGGCACAGATCTAATGGGTGGACACGCAGAACGGACGCATTCAACCTTAAGCCCGTCCAATGCCTATCAGTGGATGGCCTGCACGCCAAGTGTGATCCTGGGCCTGCAGTTCCCGGACCGATCATCCGCTGCCGCAGAAGAAGGTACGCTGGCCCATGAGCTTGCGGAGCTTAAAGTCCGGAACTATTTTTTCACCACAGACTTTGGTAAGCGGAAGCTGAATGCCGAGATCAAGAAGTTAAAGGCAAGCGAGATCTGGGATGATGAGATGATCGGGTATACCGATGATTACCTGGAGTACATTAAGTCGGTGGCAATGAAATTTTCGGTATCGCCCCATGTTGATATCGAGAGGCGTGTGGATCTGTCCGCTTATATCCCGAACCTTCCGAATGAGAACCCGGCTTCCGGAAGCGCGGACTGTATCCTGCTGGGAGACGGCGTTATCCATGTGATCGACTTCAAGTATGGAAAGAGCCCGGACGGCCGTGTGAGCGCGGAGCATAATCCGCAGATGATGCTTTACGCGCTGGGCGCCTATGAGGCATACCGGATCCTGTATGATATACATACAGTTCGCATGACCATCGTACAACCGAGACTTTCAGACGGTATCTCTGAGTGGGAGTGCAGCCTGGAAGATCTCCTGAAATTTGGGGAAGAGGTGAAAGAACGTGCGGCACTTGCAATCCAGGGGATCGGGGATTTTGCGCCGGGACCGAAAACCTGCAGATACTGCAGGGCCAGGGGACTCTGTAAAGCCCGGGCAGAAAAGAACGTGGAACTTGCGTTTGCGGCGGGAACGGATCCGGCGCTCCTTACAATGGAGCAGCTGGGAGAGTATCTGAAGAAAGGTCGGGATGTTGCAAAGTGGCTGAAAGATATCGAGGAAGTGGCCCTGAAGGAAAGTCTTGCTGGAAAAGAGGTCCCAGGCTGGAAGGCAGTTGCGGGAAGGACGACCAGGGACTGGACGGACATGGATGCGGCATTTACAAAACTGGAGGCAGACGGCATCCAGCCGGAGATCCTCTGGGAGAGAAAGCCGCTCACCCTCGCCCAGGTTGAAAAGGCAGTGGGCAAAAAGCTGTTCGCTGAGAGTGTGGGTGAGTACGTAACTAAGAAGACAGGAAAGCCGGCGCTGGTGGAGGTATCAGATAAGAGGCCGGCTATCACAAATAAGATCAGCGCCACAGAGGCGTTTAAGGAGGAAAACGAAAATGAATGAGATGACGAACGTGACAACAGGAGAAGTAAGATTTAGCTATGCACATTTATTTAAGCCTTATGCTGCAATGCAGGGGCAGGAGGAAAAATACAGCGTAACAGTCCTTGTGCCAAAGACTGATGCAGATACCATGACCCGCATCAATGCAGCGATCGAAGCAGCAAAGCAGAGAGGTATCTCCGATAAATGGAATGGGGTGTGCCCGCCGATCGTACCGACACCGGTCTATGACGGTGACGGCGTGAGACCTTCTGACGGCATGCCGTTTGGAGAAGAGTGTAAGGGACACTGGGTATTCACAGCCAGTGCGAAAGTTGATTACCCGCCGGAGGTCGTGGACCGTATGGGCAACCCGATCATCAACCAGTCTGAGGTGTACAGTGGAATGCATGGCCGTGTGAACGTGACCTTTTATCCGTATATGTTTGGCGGTAAGAAGGGCATCGGGTGCGGCCTGGGACCAGTACAGAAGTTAAGGGACGGAGAAGCCTTAGGCGGTGGTTCTATGACTGCAGCGCAGGCTTTCGGGGCTCCGCAGCAGCCGGTAATGACACCGTCACCAACGATGACGCAGCAGCCAGCATACACACAGCCACAGCAGTCAGTAGGGCAGGCGCCATGGGGACAGCCGGGAACAGGCATAAATCCATTGACCGGTATGCCATATTAAACCATAGCCGGGGCTTTTATAAGCCCCTTTTTGAGCAGGAGGGATCTTGATGACAAGACATTTGAGTATTGATATTGAGACACGGAGCAGCGTGGACATTGGAAAGGCAGGAGCCTACAAATACGCGCAGTCTCCGGACTTTCAGATCCTTCTGTTTGCTTATCAGTTCGGCGAGGATCCGGTGGAGATCATTGACCTGGCAAACGGCGAACAGTTACCGGATGAACTGGCAGCAGCCCTGTCAGATTCGGATGTGATCAAGCATGCGTATAATGCAGCGTTCGAATGGTACTGCCTTAACCGGGCAGGCTTTGAGACTCCGATCGATCAGTGGCGCTGCACCATGGCCCATGGACTTTACTGCGGATATACTGCGGGACTGGATGCAACGGGTAAAGCAATTGGGCTCCCTCAGGATAAACAGAAACTGGCAACAGGTAAGGCACTGATCCGGTATTTCTGCGTTCCCTGCAAACCAACCAGGAGCAATGGGAACCGGACATGGAACCAGCCCTGGCATGATCCTAAAAAGTGGAAACTGTTCAAAGAATACTGTAAGCAGGATGTCGTGACAGAGCATGAGATCCTGGCACGGTTAAAGCAGTTCCCGGTACCTGCGGGCGAGGAGCATCAGTGGCAGATGGATGTGCTCATGAATGCATACGGCGTGCGTGTGGATACAGATCTGATTGATGGTGCTTTGTATATTGATGGGATCAGCACGCAGAAACTGACGGATGAGGCAGTACGGTTAACCGGTCTTGCCAATCCAAATAGTGCGGCGCAGCTGGTGCCCTGGCTGAATGATCACAGCAGGAAATCTCCGGAAGATCCGGATATGTTCCAGGGTATCCAGAAAGCCACGGTAGCGGAGGCGCTGGAAAAGACAGATGTGTTCCCGGAAGAGGTGCTGCGGATGTTAAAGATCCGGCAGCAGCTTGGCAAGACATCGATCAAGAAATATGTAGCGATGGAAGTTGCCAGGGGCGAGGGCGACCGTGTGCGGGGCCTTACCCAGTATTACGGGGCGAACCGGACAGGACGATGGGCCGGGAGGCTGGTACAGATGCAGAACCTGCCAAGAAACTATATCAAGACACTGGATTACGCAAGGAAAGTTGTCAAGGCAAAAAATTATGACGGACTGAAGCTTCTTTATGGAAATGTTCCGGACACGCTGTCGCAGCTGATCCGGACGGCTTTCATCCCGTCTGAAGGGCATAAATTCGTTGTTGCTGATTTCTCCGCCATTGAGGCCCGCGTGATCGCCTGGCTGGCAGGGGAACAGTGGGTAAACGAGGTATTCGCTACACATGGCAAGATCTATGAAGCCACAGCGTCCCAGATGTTCGGCGTTCCCGTGGACCGGATTGCAAAGGGCAATCCGGAGTACGCCCTGCGCCAGAAAGGCAAGGTTGCAACCCTTGCGCTGGGATACCAGGGCGGAACGTCCGCATTGATCGCAATGGGGGCCCTGCAGATGGGACTGACAGAAGATGAGCTTCCGGATATCGTACAGAGGTGGCGCCAGGCAAACCCAAGGATCAAAGATCTGTGGTATGCCGTAGAGAACGCGGCACTTGCAGTCATGCGGACAGCACAGCCGCAGGCTATTTACGGCCTGATCTTTGCATTAGAGGGGGATCTGGTCTATGGCCAGTCCTTCCTGACGGTTCAGCTGCCAAGCGGCAGGAAGCTGTATTATCCGAAACCGTTCCTGAAGGAAAACCAGTTTGGCAAACTGGCCCTTCATTATTATACGGTCGGCCAGCAGACAAGAAAGTGGGAAGTTGCATCGACCTATGGCGGGAAGATGACAGAGAACATCGTCCAGGCGGTCGCAAGGGACTGTCTGGCTGTAACACTGGAACGGATCGCGGCAAAGCATCTGCAGGTGGTATTCCATGTACACGATGAAGTGATCATCGATGCGCCCATGGAAACGACAGTGGAAGAGATATGCGGTCTGATGGCAGAACCGATCCCCTGGGCGCCGGGGCTGATCCTAAAAGGCGCAGGATTTGAAAGTAACTATTACATGAAGGACTAGGAGGAAAAGGGATGCAGTATAACAGAAAACTGCAGATCAGCACTGCAGGGACCAGAAAGGCCACGCACTGGCCGAAATCTGAGATCATGTGGTCTGAGTTTGTGGAAAAGCTGAAAACACCGGTCCGGGGGACCGAGACACTGGAGCAGTACCTTGCCCTTCCGAAGTCCCAGCAGGATGAACTGAAGGATGTCGGCGGGTTTGTTGGAGGAACTTTTGCCGGGGACCGCCGTAAGGCCGCCAATGTGACAGGAAGAGATCTGATCACACTTGATCTTGACAATATACCGGCAGGACAGACCGAAGATATCCTGCGCCGTGTGGACGGCCTTGGATGTGCCGCTGCGGTCTACAGTACCAGGAAGCATTCCGGGTATGCGCCGAGACTGCGCGTGATCATCCCGGTTGACCGGACAGGTACCGCAGATGAATATGAACCTGCAGCAAGAAAACTGGCGTCCCTGATTGGCATTGAGTTCTGCGATCCGACAACCTTTGAGGCTTCCAGGCTGATGTACTGGCCAAGCTGCAGCAGTGACAGCCAGTACGTGGCTGAGGTCTACGATAAGCCGTTCTGCAGCCTGGACGGGGTCCTGGGAATGTATGGGGACTGGCATGATATAAGCCAGTGGCCGCAGGTTCCCGGATCAGAAGCAATTGAGCGCCGGCGCCTGGCAAGACAGGAGAACCCGACAGTCAAGAGAGGCATCATAGGCGCTTTCTGCCGGACTTATACCATTACCCAGGCAATGGAGAAATTCATCCCGGGGATGTATGAGGAAACTGCTATTCCCGGCCGATACACCTATACAGGAGGCTCCACAGTTGGTGGTGCTGTGATCTATGACGGGGATCTATTCCTGTATTCCCACCATGCAACGGATCCGTGCAGCGGCCAGCTGGTAAACGCGTTTGACATGGTCCGCCTCCACATGTTCGGGGATAAGGATAACGATGCGAAAGAGGGCACACCTGCCAGCAAGATGCCTTCGTTTGTGATGATGAGCCATCTGGCGCAGGATGATCCGAACGTATCGGACCTGTTATCAAAGGAGCGTTATGAGCAGGCGAGGGAAGCGTTTAAGACGCCGGATCAGGAAACAGCATCAGCACCGGATTATGATCTTTCATGGCTTACCAAACTGACAAAGGACGGGAATGGACGATATGAAAAGACCATTAACAATGCGGTGATCGTCCTGGAGAATGACCCGCTTTTAAAGGGAAAGATCGTTACAGATGAATTTGCAAGCTGCGGCATGGTCCTGGGGCGTGTGCCGTGGGACCAGAGGGATGAGAAGCGCCGCTGGACGGATGTGGATGACGCGGGCTTTTACCGTTACGTGGAGGTGTTTTATGGCCTTACGGGCAGGGAGAAGCTGGATCATGCGCTGATGATCGTCAGCGCCCAGAATAAGATCAATGACGTAAGGCATTACCTGCAGGAGCTGCAGTGGGACGGAAAGCCAAGAGTGGACACACTGCTGTCCGATTATCTTGGCGCGGATGATACGCCGTATACCCGTGCTGTCATGCGCAAATCCCTCTGTGCTGCAGTAGCGAGGGCCGTGATCGGCGGCGTGAAGTATGACTATATGCCGATCTTTACCGGACCACAGGGGATCGGAAAGAGTACGTTCCTTGCAATCCTGGGTAAACAGTGGTTCTCAGACAGTCTTACGACCTTTGAAGGGAAGGAGGCTGCGGAGCTGATCCAGGGAACATGGATCAATGAAGTAGGGGAACTGAGCGCGTTCACGAAGCAGGAGACCCAGGTGATCAAACAGTTTTTAAGTAAGACCGAGGATATCTACCGGGCGGCATACGGCCGCAGGACGGACAAGTATCCGCGGCGGTGTGTGTTCTTCGGAACATCCAATGACAGCGAGTTTTTAAAAGACATGACAGGGAACCGGCGTTTCTGGCCGGTAGACGTGGGAGTTAATCCGGCAAAGAGATCTGTCTGGAAAGATCTGCCGCAGGAAGTGGATCAAATCTGGGCTGAAGCTTATGCGTACTGGGCGGCCGGTGAAGCGCTTTATATGCCAAAAGAGATAGAAGTCCTGGCAGTGGAACAGCAGGAAACGCACAGGGAAGCATCCGGAAAAGAGGGCATGATCATGAGCTTTCTGGATTGTCTGGTGCCGGAAAACTGGGAACAGATGGACGTGATCAAGCGGCGCATGTTTCTTTCAGGTGGCATGCATACGGAAGGAACGCTGCGCGTAAGGGATAAGATATGCGCAGTAGAGATATGGGTGGAATGTTTTGGCGGGGATCCAAAATACATGAAGAGATCAGACAGCATGGAGATCAACAATATCCTGCTGCATGGAAAATGGCAGCGGATAAGGACACCGCGCAATTTTGGACCATATGGGCAACAGAGAGGTTTTTCAAGACCGACTACATAGAAAAGAAAAGTTTGTAGATTTTTTGTAGTTTATGTAGTTTTTGTAGTTTTCAATGTAGTCAGAATGTAGTGGACTTTGTAGAAACCTTAAAACCGCGTAAATCCTAGCAATTTCTACTATATAACTACAAAACTACAAACTTACTATAGAGAGTGTAAAAATAAAAGAAATATAGAATACGTGGTGTACATGGCGTACATGATACGAGGGTTATATACACGCGTTACGTGCGTGCGCGTGTAATAAAAAATATACGGAGGTGTGTTATGAGAGAAAGGGACGTTGAGAAGGTCCTGGTCGACGAGGTTAAGAGACTGGGAGGCTGGGCCTATAAGTGGACAAGCCCTGGCAACGCCGGAGTGCCTGACCGGATCGTGATCCTGCCTGGACGGCAGCCGGTATTCACAGAACTGAAAGCGGAGAATGGAACTTTAAGCACCCTGCAGCGGGTACAGATAAAACGCCTGCGGGAATTAGGGCAGCTGGTGAAAGTAGTTTACGGGGTGTCTGGTGTCAGAGAGTTCTTTGAGGACTATGGGTATCTGGATGCGGCATCAAGAGTAGCAACCAGGTTCAATCTGTGAGAAGGAGATGAGGACAAATGATATTTAGGCCGCATGCGTATCAGCAGCATTGTATCAACCGGATCCTGGAAGTAAAAAAGATTGGCCTGTTTCTGGATATGGGGCTTGGAAAGACCGTCACAACACTGACTGCAGTCAAGGAACTGAAGTACAACCGGTTCCTGGTACGCAGGGTTCTGGTCATTGCCCCCAAAAAGGTAGCAGAAGGAACCTGGACGAGAGAAGCTGCAAAATGGGATCACACCTGTATGCTGCGGGTATCCCCGGTACTGGGGAGCCAGGCAAAAAGGATCCGGGCGTTGAATACACCTGCGGATCTGTATATCATCAACCGGGAAAATGTGGTGTGGCTGGTAGATTATTACCGGAACGCCTGGCCGTTTGACATGGTGATCGTGGATGAGTCCAGCAGCTTTAAGAGCCACAGCGCCAAACGGTTTAAGGCTTTGGCAAGTGTAGGGGACAGGATCGAGCGCATGGTAGAACTTACCGGTACCCCGTCACCCAATGGTCTGGATGATCTGTGGAGTCAGGTGTATCTGCTGGATGGCGGGGAGCGCCTGGGAAAGAGATACACCCAGTTTCGGGAGCGGTACTTCCAGCCGGATAAGCGCGGTGCTGACGGCATGGTGTACAGCTACGAGGCTAAGCCTGGAAGTGAACAGAGCATCCTTGGCCAGATCTCAGATATCTGCATCAGCATGAAGGCCGAGGATTATCTGCAGCTGCCGGACATCACTTATCACGAGATACCAGTGGAACTGGATGCAAGATCCAGAAAGGCCTATGACGAGTTGGAACGCAAAATGGTCCTGCAGCTTCCGGAAGATGAGGCTGATATCAGCGTTACCAGTGCAGCGGCACTCAGCAACAAACTTCTGCAGCTGGCCAACGGCGCGCTGTATGATGAGGATCACAGCGTACACGAAATACATAACTGCAAGATTGAGGCATTTGTGGAGCTGATTGAGTCCCTGCAGGGAAAGCCGGCACTGGTGTTTTACAACTACCAGCATGACAGGACTAGGATCTTACAGGCGCTGGAAAAGATGCATCTGCGTGTCCGGGAACTGAAAAATGCGCAGGATGAGGATGACTGGAATGCCAGAAAGGTAGATGTTCTCCTGGCGCACCCGGCCAGCAGTGCCTATGGGTTAAACCTGCAGCAGGGCGGAAACCATGTGATCTGGTTTGGCCTGACGTGGAACTATGAGTTATACACCCAGGCGAATAAGAGACTGCACCGGCAGGGGCAGCAGGAAAAGGTGATCATCCACCATTTAGTGACCAGTGGAACCCGCGATGAGGATGTCATGCAGGCCTTGCAGAAAAAGGATGACGTCCAGAACTGGGTTATGGAGTCGTTAAAGGCGCGGATCCGTAAGATACGGGAGGAAACAAAGTGACAGACAAGCAGAAAAGAAATATCATGATCCGGCAGACGGGAAAGGTCTTTTGTCAGGGATGCGGCCAGGAGCTGAGCCCGGATGGAGACCTTACCGATGTTGAGTATGTAAAAACCAAAAGGGGAGACAGCTGGTTCTTCCATACCGGATGCATGGATGGCGTATGGAAACGAAAAATCAGATGGGAAAAAAAATAAATTAAGATTTGAAGGACTGAGCATATGAGAAGATACAAATGGATGCTTCCAGTAAAGCAAAGCAATCTTACAAACGTTGACTGGATTCATCCTAAAGCAAAATATCACTGTTTTTTTAAAAATACGTCTTTGTGCGAAAAGTATTGGCAAGATCAAGATTTTTTCACAACTGATATTGATACTGAAGAAATAGAAAAAAATCCAGGTTTGGCTTGTAAGAAATGTTACCAGCTATGGAAAAATCTCAAATTGAAATATTAAACTGAAAGTTAAGATTGGGAGAGCAAAGATGAATACAGTACAAGTAACATTAAGTATGTATTACAAGATCATAGGCGCTGACTTATACGGTGGACCGAAAAGCGAAGGTTATGCGATGATGGCGTTTGATTTTGACACAGAAAATTTAGGAAGCGTGAATCTTCCGGTGATGGCAGAAGAGTGGAAGGCTGGATTTGCGAAAACCTGCAAAGTCCCGGTGGAAAATATAACCCTCATCTCCAGATGCGAGTACGAAGACAATACTGCAGATCTGGAAGACCCAGATGGAGTAATTGAGTTTTAAGATTGGAGGATGATAGCAGTGGGAAGATATGATAAAGACATAGAAGAGAATCCGTATCTCGGCGAACATAGCAAATTTACCATGCAGTTTGCAAGAGATCATGGAATTACGATGGAAGAAGCGTATCAACATCCCGTGGTAAAAGCTCATAAAGAAGATTTGAGACATTTGACAGAATGTTATAAATTCGCGAATGGAAATATGCGGTTAAATTAAGATTTGGAGGATTAAAGCATGAGTTATTTACATTGTCCATATTGCGAAATCAAGGAAAATGCAAAGATCAAAACGGTGTACGAAGCATTACAACCTATTGATGGAAAATGCCCAGATTGTGGTGCCTGGATTATTGATGAAGGACAGCATTCTATCAGGATTAATGGTTACGTTGATATCTATAAAGGCGCATTAAATCTCATTGAAGATGTGGTGCAGCAGGTCAATAATATTTTGGACTATCTGGGAGTTGATACGAAGATTGATGGGGAAACACCTTGTATCCAATTTTACACAAGCGAAATAATTAGAAGTTTATTTGTCCCATATGTAGGGGGAACCAGTAGATGCAATATGAAAAAAGCTCTTGATATTAAAGAAGACGAATTGAAGTTTGAAATTAAGGCAGAGCAGCATGAATGGTAAGCAAAACTGAAATTTAGAGGAGGTAGCCTATGAATAACAAACATGTAAAGCAGTACATCATCCAGAACATAAGCCACATAGAAGACAGCCTATTCCTTCGCCAGATCTACACACTGGTAAAGCTGTACCTGGAAAGAAAAGACCGGAAGCATACCGGTAAAGCCGCGTAATGTGGAAACGAGTAAATCCCAACGTGGAGTATGTGATAGCTGCCATGCGTAAGAAGGGAGAGGATATAAAGAATGGGATTAGTAAAGTCAGATGCCCAGAGAAAGGCAAACCAGCTGCAAAGGAAAAGTGCCATAGCTGCATCAGACCATGCGATCATTAACGGGCCGAAGCCTACAACCTGGTCAGCCAGGATGCCAGCTTATGCGGGGACAAGCCTCTGCACGGATCCAGAGCTGCGAGGTAAGATAAATGACTAGGGCAGAGAGAAGACGCCTGGAAAAGCTGGCAGGATGTAAGCAGGTGGTATATCAGTATACAGCAGCCCAGATTGAAGAGATCAAACGTCAGGCGGTAAAAGAGCAGAAGCAATACCTGGACAAAGTCATTGACGAAGAGTGGAAGAAACGTACGGAAGCCGTATCAGGGGAAACAGAAGAAGAGCGTATGAAGAAAGTCCTTGGTCTTCTGCTATCGGTGCCAGCACGGATCCTGTGTGAGAAATTCCACTGGAAGGAAGTGCGGGATGAGAATGATCATCGTTCCAAACTCCTCCAGTTCTCTGAGGCTGTTGTGAAGGAAGTAAACAGGATCTGCGATGATGAGAATGCAGATATCAGGAAATACTGCAAGGAAACCTACGAAAAGTACGGGGTAAGGTATGAGGTAAAGGACGATAAGCAGAATGGGAGGTGATGCCGTTGGACAAGCAGATTCTGGTGCAGTACATAGATGCATGCGCCCAGGTGGAAGATACCAAAAGGGAGATCCTGAAGCTTAAGAAAGCCAGGAAGAGGATTGAGCAGGATGCAGTGAAAGGGTCTTCCCATGAGTTCCCTTACACACCACAGACGTTTCATATCGAAGGTCTGGCATATCCTGTAGTAAAGGATCTGGATGAGCTGGATCGGCTGGAAAAGATCCTGAAAGAGCGGTTACGGAATGCAGAACGGATCAAGCATGATGTGGAAGCATGGCTTAACACGATACCGCAGAGAATGCAGCGCATTATCAGGTATAAGATCTTTGAGGAGCTTACCTGGAAAGAAGTCGCAGAGAGAATGGGGAGAAAAGCTACTGAGGCAGGAGTAAAGATGGAGTACTTGAGATTTATGGAAGAAAAATAAAGTTTGTTACGGTTGTTACACATGTTACGAAACAAAGTGCTATAGTGTACCATGAAGCCAAAGGCATACGGCCGACGGCTTGCGTCAAACCCCACTAGGTAGCAGGCGAAAGCTTGTTGCCTCCCCCTTGGAACGTAGCTCAGTGGTAGAGCAGCTGGCTTATATCCAGTGTGTCGAGGGTTCAATTCCTTCCGTTCCAATGATTTTAGTTGCTATTTTGTACTTCCCCTTTTTTCTTGGAAGCCTCTGTTAGATGCAGGGGCTTTTCTTTTTTAGTTTTGTATGATATAGTGGACATATCATAAGGGGAGTGAGGAATACCGATGGGTAATAAAGATACACAATTGATGCAAATCACATCTGATGAGCAATTAATAAAAACTTACCAATCTCTTTATTATGCGATGAATGCAAAGCCAGATTCGCGATCAAAGTTATTTGGTAGAGATGTTGTTATTTCTATGCAAGATTTAAAAAATTTGAATTATAAAATAACAGAGAAATTTAAAACTCATTATGCGGATGCTGGATTTAGAATAAATGTAAATGTTAATTTTAAAGACAGAGAATGTCTTGAATTTGATAGTTGGACAACATTTGAATCATACGATTTATCATTAGAAAAAGAAATTAATAGTATTTTGATTGTGTGGGAATATAATGCTCAATTACCAGGATATAAACTTCCTCAAAAGCATACATTAACTGTCCGGTTAGCGGATGAATTAAGACCAGAGGAAATGTTGAATTTACTTATATCTGGAAAACTAGAAGAAGTTGATAAAATAGATCAAGAAGTTTGTCCTGTTATTGCTCGTGTGGATTTTATTAATCCAATGTTGGGAGATGAATTGCTACGAATTGTTGAAGTTTGGCAAGAACGCTTAATGGCACCGAGTTTAGATAATAGCAAGTTATACAAAACTTTAAAAAAATATAGTAGAGTAATTGCTTATATCATAAATTACAGTGCTGTATTGGTGGCCATTTATTGTTCAGTTCAATTTATCACTCAATGGATACAAGGACTTAATGTTAGTTATTTAAGTGAAATTTCTATCGAAACTACAGGAAAGTTAGTATACATTTTGGTATACAGTGGCGTTTTTTGTTCAATTGTATATAAAGTTTTTAATATTGTAGCAAGTATATTATTTGCTAATTTGCGTTCCACATCCAATAATCATACTTTTAATATTACAAATGGTGATCATCTATTATGCCAAAAAATTGAAAAAAAGTTGAAAAAAACGAAATTCAAGATTATAGGGAATATTTCTTTTACGCTTTTATTTAATGTGTTATGTAATCTTATTTCTAATTGCATTATTTCCGGTATGTAATATTGGTATATGAGTATAATGTTTGTATATAGGTGGAAAGAAGGTTGATGCGATGAGTATAATTATTCAATTATTACAAGCAGTATTAGATACTATTGATAAGATTTTATTTTATATCGAAAATAATCAAACGTATGAGAGAAAAAATGAATTTAAAATAAAACGTATGTTTTAATATTTGCTAATTATTTACTGAGAGGAGCCACCCCAGCGTGGCTCCTTTCTTATACCCAAAACAACGAAAGCGAGGTGAGTCCAAATGACAGAAAAACAGAAAATTTTTGCAGATGAATATCTTATTGACCTGAATGCCACGCGGGCTTACAAGGTTGCTTATCCAAGGGTAAAGAATGATAAGGTAGCCGCTGCTGCAGCTGCCAGATTGTTAAGAAATGTTAATGTCAAAATATATATATCTGATCAGCTGGAAAGAATTCACAATGAAAAAACTGCAGATGCGCAGGAAGTAATGGAATATCTCACTGCTGTTCTTAGGGGAGAAAGCACAGCTCATGAGATTGTGGTTGAAGGCATCGGAGATGGTATGTCAAAGGCAAAGGTGATGGAGAAGAACCCGTCTGAAAAGGAGCGCCTGAAGGCAGCTGAACTTTTGGGAAGACGATATTCATTATTTGCAGACAAACTGGAAGTCTCTGGCCTGGAGTCAGAGCAGACTAAGCTGGATGACCTGATCCGGCAGATGCGTGGTGGTGGATAGTGAGTGCAGAACGTTTGTTGCTATCAGATAAATACAAAGCATTTCTCAGATGTGATGCACCGGTAGAGTTCCTGGAAGGGACAACAGCGGCCGGAAAAACCACAGTAGGGCTGTTTAAGTTCATGCTGAAAGTGGCAGAGTCTCCCAAGAAGCTGCACATCATAGCAGCCAAGGATACCGGTACCGCTGAGAAGAATATCATTAACAAAGATCTTGGCATCATGGATGATTTTGGTGTCCTCGTTGAGTACAACGGTAACGGAACCAAAGACGATAAGATCCCCCATATCCTGTTCCATACTTCCAGTGGTGATAAAGTCATATACGTGATGGGCTATGGCGATAAGAAGAAATGGCAGAAGGCCCTGGGTGGTCAGTATGGCTGTTTGTATATCGATGAGATCAACACAGCTGATATAGACTTTGTACGAGAGGCGGCTATGCGTTGCGATTATCTCATGGCTACGCTTAATCCGGATGATCCTTCGCTTCCGGTGTATAAAGAGTACATCAACTGCTCCCGGCCTCTGCCAGAGTGGGAAGAGGAAACACCACAGGAAATCAAAGATGAATTGAAAGAAGAGCCAAAGCACGGCTGGGTGCATTGGTTCTTTTCTTTTGCCCATAATCTGGGCCTGCCTAAGGAAAAGCTGGACAAAATCCTGGCTAATACACCGAAGGGCACAAAGATCTGGAAGAATAAGATTCAGGGGTTACGAGGTAAGGCAACTGGTCTGGTGTTTCCAAACTTCGACCGAAAAAAGCATGTTGTCACTGCTGCCTGGGTAAGAGCAGAGGTAAAGGCGGGCCGGATCCGTTGGAAGAAGTTTTCCTGCGGACTGGATACATCTTATTCCAGCAAGTCACCAGATACGATCTCAATGATCTTTCAGGGAATTACAGAAGACAGACGGCTGATCACGCTGGCAGAAAAGGTTTATAACAATGCAGAACTGGAAAATCCTATTGCTCCCAGTGACACAGCTGTGAAATTTGTAGAGTTTCTGGAGCGCTGCCGTAAGGAGTGGGGATTTGCGAAAGACGTTTACATAGATAATGCGGACCAGGCAACCATGACGGAGCTTAAAAAATACAGGCGTCTGAATGGCTGCATTTATAACTTTTGGGATGCTTACAAGAAACTGGAGATCCTGGACCGTATCAAACTGCAGCTTGGCTGGATCCAGCAGGATTGTTACCTGGTGGTTGATGAGTGCCCGGAACATTTGGCTGAGCTTGAAAAATATAGTTGGGAAGAAGACAAGGATAAGCCAGAGGACAGAAATGACCATACGGTCAATGCGGGACAGTACAGCTGGATACCGTATCGCAACATGATCGGGTTTGAGGAGGATAAGAAATGAGGTGGTTGGAACAAATGAATGAGAATATCAAGCGGGGGATACGAAGCTGGTTGAACGTGATTCCAGCCAGTCCATATAACATACAGATCAACGAATTATTAGACTTTGAGACTAGTGCGATCCGCAACCGGATCTGGTACAGGGGTGACTGTAATGAGCTGGAGCAGCTGTACAGGGAAGTGCATGACTGTGCTGATCAATATAAGTTCTGGGCAAGTAAGTGCACACCTGGTTTGGAAATGCGCAAGGTACATACAGGCCTTCCGGGGCTGATCGTCCGCACACTGGCAGCTATTACCATGGCGGATATGAATGATTTTGATTTTGACAGTGACCAGCAGGAACAGCTGTGGGAAAGCATAGCACAGGCAAATGATTTCCGTAAGAAAATGGAAAAAGCCTTAAAAGAGATCCTTTGTATCGGAGATGGTGCATTTAAAGTGACTATTGATACGCAGGCAAGTGAATTCCCTATCCTAGAATGGTATCCGGGAGAACGGATCGAGATCATACGCAGACGTGACCGTATACAGGAAGTGATCTTTAAGACGCTGTACAAAAGCGGTGGAAAAACTTATGTATTAAATGAAAGATACGGATATGGTTATATAACCAATGAACTGTATCAGGGCAATACGCTTGTGAATAAAGCCCTTCTTAGGGAAACAGAAGCGCTTCAGGATGTTTCATTTGATAAGCAGATGATCCTTGCAGTACCGATCAACGTATACGAATCAGCGAAGTATGAAGGCAGAGGTGGATCAGTCTTTGATGGTAAACTGGACAGCTTCGACGCGCTGGATGAGGTATGGTCCCAGTGGATGGATGCTTTAAGAGCAGGAAGGGCTAAGACATACATCCCTGAATGCCTGGTTCCTAAAAACCCAGAGACCGGCGCACCACTCAAGGCTAATTCTTTTGACTGCCGCTTTTTTGCTGGTGACAATGACATGTCAGAAAAGGCTGAAAATAAGATACAGACAGATCAGCCAACAATCCCTCATGACAGTTATCTGGCCTCTTATGTGACCGCATTGGATCTCTGCCTGCAGGGAATCATCAGCCCAAGTACACTGGGAATTGATGTTAAGAAGCTGGATAATGCAGAAGCACAGCGAGAGAAGGAAAAGACAACTCTTTACACCAGGAATGCTATCGTGGAAGCCTTGCAGGAGAAGCTTCCGAAACTGGTCAGTGCTGCCATTAATGCCTACAATATTCTCTTAAAAAATCCAATTGAAGAGGTAAAGGTGGATATTCCGTTCGGTGAGTACGCAAATCCTTCTTTTGAAAGTCAGGTTGAGACAATGGCAAAAGCGCGGCCTGGCGTCGCACTGATGAGTGTGGAAGCCCAAGTGGAAGAACTGTATGGAGATTCCAGGGATGATCAGTGGAAACAGGAAGAAATAGCACGTCTGAAAGCAGAACAGGGTATTACAGAGGTAGAAGAACCGGGAGTCAATATGGCTGCCGGGCTTTTTAATGTCAATCTTGGGGGTGAAGGCAATGCAGGTGAAGGTAATGAACCGGGTTTACCGAATGAGCCAGAAGGAGTATCAGGGGCTGCTGGAAATAGCCAGTGAGCAGGTACCTTTTGGAATATATGCGATTGAGAAAAAAGGCTATGCAGAATTAAGGGTGGACCGTTGTAGCAGCATGACTCAGCTTAAAGATCTTACCCGTAACTTTAAGGCACAAGGCTATAAGGTATATGCGAACAGGAGATAGTAGTATGGATATTCCAGGATTTACGTTATTATTGCAGGACTTTTGCGCATACTGTCCGGATTTTGAACCGGAGTTAGAGAAAATCGAGTATAGCTGCGTTATGAGAGCACCCAACTGCCAGAATAATATCCGTTGCATAAACAGAAAGCGCTGTGCAAGGATTGCAGCTAATATTCAGAAACGGGTGAATACTGATGCCAAGGAAGAATGAATATGATCTTGCTGCAGCTTTCCAGAAGATAGAGGATGAGCTGATAGCTTCTATGATCCGGAATATGGATCGGCATCGGGCAGAGGAAACCAAAGAAGGTTATAACTGGTCTATGTGGCAGACAGAGCAGCTAAAAGCCCTGGAAAAGTACAAAGTCCGTAACCAGAAGAAATACAGCAAGCAGTTTAAAAGTATTAATGACCAGATTGACAGTCTGATCCGGATGTCACGGTCAAAAGGCGGTATGCAGCAGGAAAGGCGTATACTTCAGGCGATTAAGAAAGGCTTTAAGGGGGCTAAGAAAACTGGCTCGGGAGCTACGGCAGAGTTTTTTAAGCTGAATGACCGTAAACTGGAAGCGCTGATCAAAGCCACCAGAGACGATATGGAGAAAGTGGAAACAGCGGTGCTTCGCAAGGCTAACGATGATTACCGAAAAGCGATCTTCAATGCCCAGGTATATGCTAATACAGGTGCCGGGACCTATGAAAAGGCTGTGGACATGGCTACCAAAGATATGCTGTCCCGTGGTCTTAACTGCGTGGAGTATGCCAACGGTGCCAGACATACGCTTTCAGACTATGCAGATATGGCGATCCGGACAGCCAGTAAAAGAGCTTACCTGCAGGGAGAGGGCGAAAAACGTCAGGAGTGGGGAGTTACAACAGTTATCATGGCCAAGCGTGGAAACCCGTGTCCTAAGTGCCTTCCTTTTGTTGGTAAGGTCCTGATCGATGATGTGTGGAGCGGTGGTAGCAAGGACGGCGTGGATCCGGAGACTGGGAAGAAATATCCGCTGATGAGTTATGCAATCAGCAAAGGGCTTTATCATCCAAGATGCAAGGACAGCCATACTACATATTTTCCAAGTATCTCTACGGCAGATGATACTTGGACTAAAGAAGAACTAGAAGCGGTTGGTCTTCAGAACAAGCAGGAAGCCAGACAACAGTATGCACAGCGCCAGGAAGAAAAGTATGGGCGGTTGGCTGAGTATTCACTGGATAATGACAATAAAAAGATGTACGGCCAGAAAACGGATTTCTGGAAACATGCTAGATTTAAAACAGGTGGCACAGATGCACGGGAATATGCAGACGCAAAGAGACCACTTGCTAATTTTATGGCAGTACCTCGAGAAAAGGTAGTTGATATTTTAAGAGCTGAGTCAGAAGGGTGGATTCAAGAACTTTCTGAAGAAGAGAAGCATGCAATTAGGAAATATACATATAATTCTGGCGACAGAAAATCCAATAAGTTTTATCAACGTTTAAATGCAATGCTTCGTGGAGATATACCAGAAGACAAAGGGTTACAGAAGTATGCAGAGGTAATATCTAATGCACTTCAAAAGAATATAGTTAAACACGATATAGTTGCTTATAGGAATCTTGATATAGATTTATATTCGGATTTTGATGTGAATGATTTAATTACAGAAGGGCAATTTATTAGTACGTCAGTATCACAAAGAGCTGCTCTTGATAAGCCGTATAAAATAATTATATATGTTCCCAAAGGAAGTAGGGGAGCATATATTGAGAAGGTAAGCAAATATCCTAAACAGAGGGAGTTGTTACTTGACAAAAATACTATATTTAGAGTAATATCAAAGAAAGAAAATGTAATTGAATTGCAGGTGATTGTATGAAAATGACAAGGAAAGAGCGCGAGGCATATAATGATTATTTGGATAGAGTTTCAGCGCCAAGCAAGCCCAGAAAATTAACTCCAAAAGAAATTGAAAAATTAAAGAAAGAAGGACGTATTTAATACCACCAGTCAGTAGGCCGGTGGTATTTTTGTACCCATTTTTAGGAAAGAGAGGATAAGAAGATGAAAAAGAAGATTTTAGCATTTGGAGTGGCGTTATCTGTGATGCTTGGAATGGTGGGGTGCTCAACAGCACACACAGTAAACCACAACTTATCAAAAGATGCGAATGAATTTAATATTTATCGCAGAATTACAGTTACTAATGCAAGAACGGATACTGTTATGCTTCAGGCCGAAGGTTATATGGCGCTTGGCAACAACAGTTCAAATGAGCTGGTAGTTACCATTAAAACAGGTGATGATCAGTATTATAAAGATTACATTTATCTGAATGACTGGACCTGTTATGTAATGGAACAGACAGAGCCGAAAGGAATAGACAAGTATCATTATGAGTTGGTATTTTATCCTGAAAGGTTAATTCCGGATATTGAAATTAAATAAATCTATAAATTGCGACGTCGCAAATGAAAGAAGGTGATCGTATGGGGCTTATATCGTGGATTAGGCAGAGGTCTTTCAAGAAAAAGGAGTGCTGCCACCACTATCGCAAGCACTGGAGCAGGGCTTCCGGTCCGTATGGCGGTTATGTAAGACGTTGTACCAAATGTAATAAGATTGAGCAGTAAGCACGCAGGTAAGCCCTGGGTGTTATTTTTATGCCCAAACGCGAGCATGGCATTAAACTCTGCGCGGCCGGTGACACCGATGAGAATGGATCAGTAACAGGAGTGACACTCCCAAAATGGAAAGGAGACTATTAACATGGCAGAAACAAATCAGAACCAGGCACAGCAGAATCAGCAGGGCACAGGAGACGGTAGTGGGCAGACTACACAGCAGAACCAGAATTCCCAGCAGGCATCAACACCAGCTATTGACTATGGCAAGATCCAACAGATGCTTGATGGAACACTGGCAGCCAAGGAAGATACCGCACTGAAAGCCTATTTTAAACAGCAGGGACTTTCCCAACAGGAAGTAGAGCAGGCGATCGCAGCTTTTAAGCAGCAGAAAGCCGCCAATACTCCAGATGTGGGAGCTATGCAGATCCAGCTGACACAGGCACAGGAGGCAGCCAAACAGGCACAGATCCAGAACGCTGCTATACTTGCTGCAGTAAGCCTGGGTATTGATGCCAAGACAATTCCATACATCCTCAAAATGGCAGATCTCAGTCAGACAGTAGGACAGGACGGAAAGATCAATGAAGAGAATTTAAAAGCGGCCCTGAATAAAGTCCTGGAAGACGTTCCGGGATTGAAGCCACAGGCCGCGGGTACTACTGGTTTTGTACAGGTAGGAGCTGCAAGCGGGAATGCCGGTGCGGGTCAGGCACAGCAGGCAACACAGACCCAGCAGACAGGTGTCCCGGCTAAACGCTGGAACCGTTGGAACAACTAACAAATGATTTAAGAAAGGACAAGGTGATCATATGCCAAATTTAAACTATGCACAGGTATGGGAGCCTGAATTATTAGAGATCCTCATGCAGGGGACTTTAACTTCTCCCTTTGTAACAAGTAACGTAAAGTGGTTAGATGCCAAGACATTCCACTTTACCCAGATGTCCACTTCCGGATATAAAAATCACAACAGAAATGGCGGCTGGAATAAGGGCGATTATACCCAGAAGGATGTACCGTTCACCCTTACCCATGACCGTGACATTTCTTTCCTGGTGGATAAGGCAGATGTGGATGAGACCAATGCGACTGCATCCATCCAGAACATTTCCCGAACCTTTGAGCAGACCCAGGTCGTTCCGGAAACAGATGCGCTGTTCTTTGCAAAGGTAGCGCAGGCAGCACAGAAGGCAGAGGGATACCATAGTGCTACAGCATCTGCTACTTATACCAAGGCAAAAGTATTCGGAATGCTGAAGGATATCCTGGCAAAGGGCAAGCTGAGAAGATACAAAGCAAATGGTACTTTGATGATGTATGTATCCAGTGCCATTATGGATGCATTGGAGCAGTCTACCGAATTTACACGTAAGATCGAGATGACCCAGATCGCAGAAGGCGGCATGGGTATTGAGACCCGTGTAACCGACATTGACGGTGTGCCGATCATGGAAGTGGTGGATGATGAGCGCTTCTATGACGCCTTTGACTGGGAGCCGGAAAACGGCGGTTTTGCACCACTGAAAAAGGTGGCAGAGGATACCGGAAACCATGTAGCTGCTGTAACAGGAGCGCACAAGATCAATGTTCTGGTAGCTTGTGGACAGACCTGCAAGATCGTTCCGAAGATCTCCAGCATCTACTACTTTGAGCCGGGAGCACATACAGAAGGTGACGGCTACCTGTATCAGAACCGTTCCCTGTCTGATGTGTTTGTATTCCCGAATGGACGTGATGGTAAGGTAGACAGCATCTACGTAGATGTGGATACTACAGAGTATACCGGAGCCTGATCGGAGGTGGTCTTATGGCCTATGAACCGTATGTAACCCCGGAATATTACCAGACCGAATATGAAGGCAGTGCTGTGCCAGCGGATGAGCTTAAAAAGGCTCTCCGGCAGGCCAGCCGCCACATTGATTCCTTGACTTACAACCGTATCGTAGGTCAGGGATTTTCTAACCTGACACCATTCCAGCAGGACCTGATCCGGGAAGTGGTCTGCCAGCAGGCTGATTTTGAGACAGAAAATGCAGATGAGATCAACACGGTTTTGCAGAGCTACAGCATCAACGGTGTGTCCATGCAGTTTGGTAATTCCTGGAACGTGTTTACAGATAAAGGCGTTGCCATGAAACGGGATGTATACGCTATGCTGTGCCAGACGGGCCTTTGCTGCCGTTTAGCGAGGTGAGACTATGAAATATCCATGTTTAGTACCTAAAAGGCTCTGTAAGATGCCTGTGCATGTCCACCTGGAATCGGAAGAACTGGATAATAAGGGAAGGCCGAAGTACAGCCTGGATGCAGATCTGATGTGCAACTTCCAGGATAAAGCCAAGACCATTCTGACAGCGGAAAAGAAGCTGGTGCAGATCACTGGTACAGCGCTTTTTACGGGAGACATTGCACCAGATATGCCGTCTTTAAGTGGCGGAACAGTAACGGTATTTGGTGAAGAACGCCGGATCGAGCAGGGATGCAAGAACAGGAATCCGGACGGTACGGTAAATTATTGCAGTCTGGAGGTGATCTGATGCAGGTAAAGTCAACTATAAAGCTGAACATGCCCCGTATCAGCCAACTGACCCGTGCAGCAGTAGTTGCTTTGGAGCAGACGGCGGAAGCGCTGCATACGGAAGTGGTACAGGCACAGGTCATGCCGTTTGATACTGGGAACCTGCAGAATGAAAGCACCTTCGTGGACACCAGTGAAGCTTCTAGCGGAAAAGTAAGCTTGGTATCCAGCACGCCATATGCAAGGCGGCTGTATTACCATCCGGAATATCAGTTCCAGAAGTATGAAAATCCTTTTGCAGGCGGTAAATGGCTTGAGCCATGGCTTCCGGGAGGTGTCAGCTCCGGTTTTTGCAGGGAAGCCTTTAAGAAGTTTTATAAAAAGGCGGGTGGTGTATGATGCTGCGGTTAACGGACATACAGGACTGGATCATTTCTCTTGGAATTGCAGAAGAGAGCCATGTTTATATCGGTAAGCTGGATAATAAACAGCAGAAATCCATAGGTATTTACAACCGAAGTGGATCCGGACCACCCAATATTGCTTTAGGTGGCCTGGAATACACTACCTATGATACAAAGCAGCTCTCTCTTCTGGTCCATTGGAACAGGGACAAACCGGAAAGTGAAGAAGCAGCTTATCAACTATTTGAGAAATTTAGAAGCATATCCAGTCTGGACATAGGAGATACCCACATTAATTATCTGCGTTTAATGGTTCCTGAACCTCAGGACGTAGGAACGGATGATAATGGGGTGTATGAATATGTGATCTGGCTGGATCTTATCTATCAGAGAAAGTGAGGAATGTGTAATGAGTGAAGTAGGAGGAAAAGTATATCCTGTACACAATAACGTGTTTAAATTTGGTACAAAGGGTATGGACAGCGTGGACGGCGATATGGTAATGCCTGCGGATCTGGAGAACTTTGCGCCAACCATTGACGGCACCACAGAAGAATGGTATGCCATGGACGCAGAAGGCTGGGCCAAATCAGCTATGACTGGCAAAAAACTCAGCTTTGCTTTTAAGGGAAAGCGTTCCGTAGGTGATGCCGGAAATGATTATATCGCAGGCCTTGCATGGAAATTTGGCCAGGATGTAATGACCAAGTTTGAGTGGACCATGACATCCGGGGCGAAGCTGGCTTGTGATGTAGTAGTAAATGTGACTACCCCAGGAGGCGGTGATACAACGAATATCGATGCCCTGGAGTTTGAGGTTACCTGTTATGGAAAACCAACCTATACACCGGCAGTGGCAGCGTAAAAGGAGACAATGAGCAATGGCAAAAGTAGTAGATATTACAGATAAGCTTACATTTGATGGGAATCCATGCCTGATGATCAATGGAGAAAAACTGGAGGTAAATGCAGATGCTCCTACCATGATGAAAGTAATTAATGTTACAAGAAATGGTGGAACTTCAGAAGAAAATATGAATGAATTATACGAACTGGTATTTCCAGAAAAATCCAGAAAGGTAATTGATTCGTTGAAACTGCTGGTTCCAGATTGGATGACTGTCATTCAGGAGGCCATAAAGCTGATCACAGGAGATATCACAGGCCAGGGAGAGCGCTGACCCGTACTACGACCTGTTTGAAGACTGGGACCTGATCATTTCCAGTTTCATGACGCAGTACGGGTTGCGTATAAGGACGAAAGAGTTTGAAACGGTCAGCTGGGATGAGTTCCGTTCCCTGCTGGCCGGACTTGGACCGGAAACTCCCCTGGGCCGGGTGGTAGCGATACGTTCTGAAACAGATGATAATGTGATCAAACATTTTACCACTGATCAGCGAAGAATCCATGACAGCTGGCGTAAACATCAGATGGAGCAGATGACTCCGGAGGCTTATGACAGGGAAATGGAAGGTCTGGAAAGGATGTTCGCTGCATTATGCGGAGGTGGTTGAAATTGAAAAAGTAAAGCGTGAAAAAGTCCGGTGCCCGTATTGCGGGTATCCGGTCAATGCAATGAAGTCAGAAGATGCCAAATGCAAGGGCATCTTTTTTAAATGTAAAAATAAGGAATGCAGGAAAATATTTGAGTTAAAGATCTAAGACGCTGTGCCGATGTGCCTGTCTTAACGAAAAGGGCAGGTGACATATATGGCAGCAGACAGCGTAGGCCAGATCGGGCTTGATCTGGTAGTAAATAAGAATGAGTTTGACAGTCAGATGCTGGGGATACAGAATCTGGCAAAAAAAGCTGGCAAAGCACTTGCAGCTGCTTTTGCAGTCAAAAAAGTATTTGACTTTGGAAAGTCCTGTATAGAATTAGGCTCTGATCTGGCAGAAGTTCAGAACGTAGTTGATGTTACATTTTCCCAGATGAGCAAACAGGTAGATAAGTTTGCCCAGAATGCAGCCACTCAGTTTGGATTGTCTGAGACCATGGCAAAGCGGTTTACCGGTACTTTTGGAGCTATGGCAAAGGCATTTGGCTTCAGTGAGAAAGCTGCATATGACATGTCCACAACTCTTACTGGTCTTGCCGGAGATGTGGCATCTTTCTACAACATCAGTCAGGATGAGGCATATACGAAGTTAAAGTCTGTATTCACTGGTGAAACAGAAAGCCTGAAAGACCTGGGCATTGTTATGACCCAGACGGCTCTTGACAGCTATGCTATGGCAAATGGCTTCGGAAAGACTACAGCAAAGATGTCGGAAATGGAAAAGGTTGCCCTGCGGTATAAGTTTGTACAGGATCAGCTGACAACGGCAGCAGGTGACTTCTCCAGGACATCCACTGGCTGGGCGAACCAGGTCCGTATCTTACAGCTGCAGTTTGACAGCTTAAAGGCAACCATAGGACAGGGGCTTATAGCTGCATTATCCCCGGTCATCCAGGTGATCAACGCAGTCATTGGTAAAATACTCAGCCTGGCGAATGCATTTAAAGCTTTTTTTGCCTTGATGTCTGGTGGTAAAGATTCAGGAGCATCCGCAACTGCAGCTGGTATGGAAGCTGTAGCTGTCGCAGCAGATAAAGCTGGAACGGCTGTTTCCGGTGCTGGGAATGCTGCAAAGAAAGCTGCTAAGGATATCAAAACGGCTACCACTGGTATTGATGAGCTTAATATCTTAAACCCGGATAGTGGTTCAGATAGCGGAAGCGGATCTGGCGGTAGTGGAGCAGGCGGCTACAATGCAGAAGACTTTGATATGGGAACACTTCCGGAACAGGAAGATATAGTCAGTGGTAAGCTGCGGAAGATAGCTGACCTGCTGAACCAGTTAAAAGATTCTTTTACAAGTGGTTTTTGGGATGCTTTTGGCGACACATCTGTATTTGATTCGATCCAAAGCAGCATCCAGTCCATAAAAGACAGCCTTGGGAATATTTTTACTGATTCTGATGTGCAGACAGCGGCTTTAGGTTTTGCCAATACACTGGCCCAGTCATTAGGACAGGTTACAGGTTCCATTGCAAGCATCGGTGCGAGTATTGCAGATAATCTTCTGGGAGGCATCAGCAGGTACCTGGAACAGCGCAAAGAACGTATCAAGGATTATATAGTCCAGATGTTCAATATCGGTTCCAGGATAGCAGAAATAACCGGCAACTTTAGCTCAGCATTGGCAATTATTTTTTCTTCACTGAGAAGTGACGGTGCTGTTCGGTTTACATCGGATATTATTGGTATTTTTTCCGAAGCTTTTATGGGCATAACGGAACTGGCTGGAAACATTGCAGCTGATATTCTGGACGTACTCACAGTACCATTCATTGAAAATGCTGATTATATACGTGATACAGTAGAAGATACCTTTTCTGCAATAGAGCCAATCTATGGAGCTATCAGATCCCTGGTTGAAACAACTTTTACCAAAATTGGAGAGGTCTATGATGAGCATGTTGCACCAATGTTAATGGCTTTCAAGCAGGGTTTTACTGAAATCGGAACACTTCTACTGGATGTTTATAATACCTATTTTCTTCCGGTATTACAGAACCTGTCCACGCAATTTTCAACTTTTACAGAGCAGTATTTAGCACCATTGATCGCAACATTTCTGGAATTTGGTGGAAAAGTAGCAGATGCGATCACCGTACTCTGGAATAATGTACTGCTTCCGTTTATAGAGTGGTTCATACAAACAGCGGCTCCTGTAATTGCAAATTTTGTACAGACAGCTATTAATTCCTTTTTTAGCTTTGCAAGTCATATTGCTGAAATCTTGCAGGATGTGTTGACGGTATTAGGTGGTCTCATTGATTTTATAGTAGGTGTATTTACTGGAGATTGGGAAAGAGCCTGGGATGGAATAAAAACGTATTACAGTGGCATTTGGAACGCCATGAAGGATATCGTAAAAACTTTAATGGATCTGATCCATGCTACTATTACGGGAACTTTACAGAATATCAAGACTTCTTGGGAACTTCGCTGGAATGCGATCAAGGCATTTGCATCTAACCTATGGAATACGATCAAAGCTCTTGCGACATCTATTTTCGAAGCGATCAGAGACAAGCTTTCCGAGATCTGGGACAGTGTAAAAAGGACTATTGAAGAAAAATGGAACGCTATCAAGGATTGGTTTGAAGATATCTGGAAAAAGATCAAAGAAGTGTTTAAACCGGATGCAATGATCGAGGTCGGAAAGAGCATCATGAACAAACTCTGGGACGGCTTAAAATCCGTCTGGGGTTCCATTGCCGGATGGCTGCAGGGCTGTGCTGATTTTGTCGGTGGTGTCTGGGATGGCATTGTGGAAGGCGCGAAGAGTATTTTCAAGAGTGCTAAAGAAGACGCTGAAGATGATGAGGCAGATGACAGTGATGATTGGGATTACGGAACCAATTCGCCAGTATCCGGCCATGCTTCTGGTGGCTTCCCTAAATCCGGTCAGATGTTTATCGCCCGTGAAGACGGTATCCCGGAGATGGTTGGAAGCTGGGGCGGCCGTGCTGCAGTTGCCAATAACCAGCAGATCACCCAGGGCATTACCCAGGCAGTCCAGAACGGCATGCGTTCCTGCATGGCTCCGCTTGTATCCATGATGTCAAGTGTAGCAGGTAATGCAGCACCGCCGCTGGCAGTAATAGGCCGTGCAGCTGTTTATGAAAATGATGATGACAGGCTTATGAACCTGGTAAGCCGTGCTGTGGCATTATCACAGAATGGTACCGGTATGGATGATTCACGTATCGCGCGCATCCAGGAACTCTTAGAGCGCATTGTGGACCTGATCGAAGCCATGGACCTGACAGTGAGCATTGATATCCGTGATGTAAAGAAGAAACTGACGGATCTGGAAAAGAGAAGCGGTTACACGTTAAGAACAACGTAAGGAGGCGGCAACAAATGGCAGTAATAACGATCAATGGCCGGGAGTTCCCGGCTCCTGATGTAGGTGGTAATCTTGTGGTCGCAACCAATGTCAGCTCCGGAAAAAACGCAAATGGCGAATTTGTTGGACAGAAGGTTGGCAGGGATCAGTATAAATTCGATGCATTGCAGTGGAAATTCCTGGATGCAGCTACCTGGTCAGCTATGTTGCAGGAATTTGACAAATTTGTAGTGACCGCCCGGATCCCGGATATGGTAAACAATCGTTTCCAGACGATCCGCATGTATCCGGGAAACCGTACAGCCACGCCGGTCGAATTTAATGGATCAGGGCTTCCTACAAAGTACCGGGACTGTAAGGTCAACATCATAGACTGCGGGGTGATAGAATAATGCAAGCTGTAAGCAATGCATATAAACAGGAAATGAAAAAGCAGTATCGTGATCATTCCTATATGCGCGTCAGTATTGGTCTGATCAATCAGGAGGCCCAGGCATCTGCTTATATACCTGACCAGGAGAAATATGCTTATTATAGCAATCTGACCTGGCCACTCAACAACTATGAGGTTTCGGAACTGTATGAAACCTGTGACCAGGATTACAGTACCGTAGATGGGAGTATGTATTTTTTGCCAAGGGAACGTCAGGATGCAGTCCTTAACCAGGGGATCGTTACAGATGATCTTTTAGGTGAGGTTGAGATCCGTTTTCCGGTACAGCACGATATAAAAGGTCTCACAGTAGAATTTGGCAAAGCGTATCCTGTGGATTTTTCCATTGTATCAGATGAACATACGGTTGAGATCACAGGGAATGATACAGGGCATTTTGTGACGGAAGAGATCTTTCCTGGTGCAACATTTCTCCGGTTTGTGCCAAAGGATATGGTCAATGGGCAAAGCCGGCTGCGGATCCACCGTATCACGATGGGGATCGGTATCTACTTTGATAACCAGAAGATATTGTCAGCCACAAAGAAAGAGCGGATCAGTCCTGTTATGGAAGATCTACCCTCCATTGATCTGAACATAACCATTGATAATAAAAACCGTGCATATGACATTGAAAATGAAGAGAGTACGGTAAATTTCCTGGAAAATGGCCAGGAGATCAATGTAATTTACGGTCAGGAGCTGGTTGATGGAAATGTGGAGTGGATGCCCGGTACCACGGTATATCTGCGGGAATGGTCTGCAGATGATGAAGAAATGAGTTTTACTGCTACGGATCGTTTTGATGGCATGGATGGAACTTACCGCCGCGGAAAATATTATCTTGATGGAATAAGCTTGTATGATCTTGCAGTTGATGTCTTTGGCGATGCCGGAATAGACAGCCGTACCTATTGGCTTGATAATTATCTAAAAGATGTTATGGTTTATAATCCAATGCCAGTAGTATCCCATAAAGAAGCACTGCAGCTGATCGCAAATGCCGGACGCTGTATTCTTTACCAGGACCGGAATGGAAATATATTTATGAAGTCCAGTTTTATACCGGACATGCAGGCAAGTTCAGCAAATGAAACTTACTTTTCTAATACGGCTTCAGTACTGGATGCAACAGAAAAAAGCACTTATGCCACACCGGAAAAGGATCATACAGAAGCATCAGCTGTACAGTTCTTTTTACCATATCAGGATAAAAACTATCTGGATGTGGGATATGTATCGGAAGCAGTAGCTGATGAAGATGGGACATTTACAGAAGATCCATTGGTGACTATCGTTCTGGAAGCGCGGTACAAGTGCTTTGGCCTTACATTGGAATTTGGAGGCAATCATCCGTCTGGTATGGTATTCCGTTCCTATTTGGGAGAGGAACTGGTGGAAGAGTATAAAATATCTTCTCTTTCTGAAGTTACTGTGGTCAATCATGAATTCCCGGAATTTGATAAGCTGCAGCTTGAATTTTTAAAGGGAGTACCGTTTAACAGGGTAAACCTGAAACAGATCACATTTGGGGACAGTACTGATTATGAACTGTCTTATGGCAAAGAACTGGCAAAAACTCCCAAAGGCACCCAGCTGGCAAAAGTCCGTGAACTGCAGATGACTAGGACAATTTATGCATCAGGGACTGAAAAGAGACAATTAGTCAGGGAGGCTGTCCCGGCAGACGAAACCAGGCATACGTTTTATCTTAATGTAGCGGCTTATGATTATGAAATAGATGCAGCTGGTGGCACAAATGTCCAGATCATTGATAGCAGCGCATATTACGTTACGGTAGAGGTTGACGGTGGAGCAGATACGGAAGTGACCATAAATGGATATGAATACAATGTAACACAGGCGCTTGTGACCAGACAGTTAAATCCCACAGGAACTGTTGAAACGTGGGAAAATCCGCTTGTATCTACGTCAAATCATGCAGCAGATCTTGCTGAATGGATCGGAGATTATCTGCGTTCTGACCGGGAATATAATCTGGAATATCGTGGAGAACCGCGTATTGATGCAAATGATATTGCATTCCTGGAAAATAAATACGTTCCGGATCTGCTGCTGCGGATATATGAACATACATTGAAGTTTAATGGGGCATTGTCCGGCACCATAAAGGCAAGGAGGGATATGAGCAATGTGGCAACAGCCAAAAACAGACTGGCAGGCCAGTGATTATTTCAATATCAAGGATTATAACCGCATAAAAGGAAATCTGAATGAGATCCGGCAGCAGGCACTTATCCTGTGGCCGGATTTTACGTTTGAAGATATGGGTGAGGATAAAACCTATATGGATTATGGCTTTTATGCAGATGAGATCAACCGGTTTGAAGCCAATGTGGAACATATCTGTGTAGGTGTGTTCCCTTTTAAAGTAGGTGAACGGAAGACGTTTTACGAGAACCAGCCTTTTATTGACTGGAAGGAACTGAACCGTATCGAAGAGGCCTGCAGACTGATGTACAGTAATATCCAGAGCCGGATCACAGGGAGGCGTAAACTTGCATTTACCCTAAACGGAGGAGAGATATGTTAAAAACGGATTATAAAGATGCCATGTATGATGGCGCACGGAAATATAAGATCACATCGAATGCCGATGGGACTTCCGGTATTACAGATGAAACAGTCTATACGCAGGAAGGGGATCCCTTTGGAGCAAACGATATCAATTCCACAAACAAAGCTATCAACCGTATAAATGGTGAACCTGCTAATGTCACTCTTACAGCAAGCGGCTGGACGGGAGATGCAGCTCCGTATAGCCAGACAGTTGAGGTAGAAGGTGTTACAGCAGAAGATAATCCCATTTTTGTAAGTCTGCTGGAAGATGGGGCTCCTGCAGAAACCCAGAAGGCATATATGAAAGCTTTTGGTATCATCGCTTCTGGTACGGGGACAACGGCAGCCGGCAGCGTGACTTTTAAGGTTTACAAAAAGCCGGAAACTGACATTATGATCGGGCTAAAAGGAGTGTAACAATGGGAAGAATATTAATGACTGGCGGAGGCGGAGGTGCCGATTTAGATGTGATCACAGCTGAAGCAGATGATATCTTATCTGGGAAAGTGATCGTAGATAAGGATGGCAATCCTTTAACAGGTACACTAACCCTTAGTGGCGATGCTGGAGCCGGTGATGTGTTATCAGGCAAAACTTTCTATACCACCAATCCCAAAAGCAAGCAGACCGGTACCATGGGTACGATGGGCGGTGGAACTTATACGCCTAAGGCAGCTCAGCAGACAGTATCATGTAGCGGCAAGAAAATGACCGGTGATATCGTTATCAAAGGTGATGGAAATCTAACTGGCAATAATATACTTTATGGGAAGTCAATATTCGGTGTTTCAGGTAATGTGAGACAATTTGTATCTCGTTCTGGGCAAGTAACTTCAGACAGTAACTATTATGTAACATTATCTCTTGGCTTTTATATTCAAAGTTGGATGTTTATGGCGGAAGGTGGCCCACATGACTTATCTACTTCTTGTCCTTGGGATCCGGCTAATCTAAGTGTAATATTGCCCAATTATACATTGGCTTCTCCGATTCGAAGCGGAACAACTTTTAAAGTAAAAGTTACAACCCGAAATAAGAAGTACAATTACTACGTTACAGGATACTATTAATAATATCCTGCAATCACATACCAATGTGGATTACCGGCATATGGGGGTGATGCAGAAAATTGTAGAAAAGTAAAAAGATATTAACAGTATATCACAATCAAGAAAGGAACAGAACAAATGAAAGCATTAGTAATTTACGATGCCACAGGTAGAATCTGGTCAATTGTGTACGGGGAAGAACAAGCCCCACAAGGTCTGTTGTCAATGTTCGTGGACATTCCAGACGGAGCAGCTCTTGAAAGAATTGACGTAACTAATCCAGATGAGCCTAAGGCAGTGTTTTCTTATCTGCCGGAATCAGATATTGGAAAACTGCAGATTAGAGTAACAGATTTGGAAAACCAGCTCACCGAAGCCCAGTTAGCTCTTACCGAGCAGTATGAAGCTAACCTGGCAC